TTATACGGCCTTATACGGCCTTATACGGCCTTATACGGCCTTATACGGCCTTATACGGCCTTATACGGCCTTATACGGCCTTATACGGCCTTATACGGCCTTATACGGCCTTATACGGCCTTAAAACGGGTTATAGCGTTATAAACAGGGCAAGACGGTTTAATACGCATCATAAAGAGGTTGGTATGTCGCAGGATTCACTATTATTGCATGAAAACCTAATCATGTTTAAACAGTATGGATTTATTCCGGCAGGCATGTCTGGCGGATCTCAAGTTGCCGGAAACTGCATATTTTGTGGAGATAAGTCACGGTTTTATGTGAATCCGGCAACAAAAAAATGGGACTGTAAGGTATGCGGTAAGGCTGGTGGGTATTTATCATTTATCACAGAAGCATACGAAATGAGCTCAAGCGGCCACTCACTTCAACCGTTGTCCGATCACAGATCAATTCAGGTTAAAACGCTTGAAAGATTTAATGTTCGGTACTTATCCGTTGCGTCAAAATTTCTTATTCCGTTGTACACTGATGTTGAGCATAAACATTTTGCCGATATACGTCTATACGATTTGTCCGAAAAGAAACCAAAACTGAAGTCTACCGCTGGGTGCTCTCCCACTTTGATTAACTTTGACTTGTTGTCAAGTAGTGATTGTGATACGGTTTGGTTGTGTGAAGGTGAATGGGACACCATGGTAATGGATGAAATTATCGAGAATTTAGGCGAAAGACGATCTTCGATATCGGTGGGTGTTCCTGGTGCTTTGACTTTTAAGCCAGAGTGGATACCGATGTTTCGCGGGAAAAAAGTACGTGTTGTATACGACAACGATTTTGCACGAACTGTAAACGGAAAAGAAGTGCGTGGCACTGGCGAAATCGGTATGAAAAAAGTGTACAGCATGTTAGTTGGTTCTGTTGAAGACATTCAATTTATACATTGGCCTGATGGAACGCCAGATCATTATGATATTCGCGATTTTTACAAGGATCGCTCTTGTGATGCAAAAAGAACTATGCGTGGAATCAAAAGATTGTTGCACCCAGTTCCACCCAATTATACAGAAGACATCACCGTAGTAAAATACACCGACGACATGGTGAATTATAGGGATGTGCACAAAGTATATAAAAAATGGCTTCATCTTACTGACGAAAACGTTATTGATTTGCTGTACGGTACAATAATTGCAAACCGTATGCCTGGTGATCCATTATGGATGTTTCTTGTCGCAAAAAGTGGTGACGCAAAGAGTGCGTTTTTGATGTCGTTTTCAAAAGCAAAAAATATCTATACAGCTACTAGTTTTACGCAACACACACTAATCAGTGGGTTTGGATCAACAGGTGGATCTGACCCATCACTTATACCGCGTCTTCGCAACAAAGTATTAGTTATTAAGGACTTTACAACAATTCTTACGGTTAATCCGAATGAGCGCGACGCTATTTTTGGCATTTTACGAGATATATATGATGGTAAGATTGAAAAAACATTCGGCAACGGTGTTTATCGTTCGTATGAGTCCACGTTTGGTTTTCTCGCTGGGGTCACTCCAGCAATAGAACTGTACATTGATGGACATACAGCGCTGGGAGAAAGATTTCTATCTTATAGATTACAGACTTCCGATGATCTTTCTATTGAACGGTTGCTATGCCGTAAAGCCATCGAAAACACCGAGTTTGAAATTGAAATGCGTGACGAACTATCGGACATAGCAAAAAAGGCTTTGAATTATGATTACACAAAAGCAAAGCCTGAGGCTTCTGATACATTTAAGGACAAAATAATCTCTTTGGCTCAGTGGACTTCTATTCTGCGTGGCTCGATTAACCGAGATAAGTACTCGAAAGAGATAACGCACAAGCCTTTTTGTGAACGTCCTACTCGATTGGCAAAACAGTTATTCAAACTTGCGATCGCAATTGGACAGTTTAGAGGATTAAGTAAACTCACTGATGCAGAATATAGTATCATTAGAGACGTAGGAAGGAGCACAGTCCCTTCGCGCGTTGAAGATGCTGTGCGCGAAATTTATAAAAATGGCATGCATAAAGAATACACAGCCAATCAGATTGTCGAAATTCTTGGACTTCCTGAAATCACTACAAAACGTCTGATTGAAAATATGTGTTTACTTGGTGTGCTTTCGAAAAACAGAAAGGAGGTTGGTGTATTTGGAAACATTTGCTATCGGTTAAGTGATCATATCCTAAAACTGATCGAAGATGCTTGTATTTACGAAAAACCGGAAGGAGCGCCAGATGGCAAGAATGAGCAGATGTTCAGCGAATACGACAGTGCGATCCCAGCGAAACGCAAACCAAGAAAATTCACCTGAGATCAACGTTGGTAATGTAGAAATAGTTGATATTGACTCAATTCATCCATGGGACAACAATCCACGGACGGATCGTGGTGTACCTTTTGTTCGGAAGCTGCTTCGCATTTACGGGCAACAGTCGCCTCTTCAGGTGTGGAGGCATGATATGTCAATCCGTAAAGGCAACACGACATGGAAGGCCATGAAAGCTGAAGGTTTTACTAAAGTTGCTGTAATATTTAAGGACTTTAAGGATGTGGCAGAAGCCGATGCTTATGCACTATCGGATAATGCTGCATCAGATCAGGGTGAATGGGATAACGAAAAAAGATTTCAACTTATGCAACAAGAATACCTTGCATCAAAAAAGCCTGAAGAGCTTGGAATCACTGACAAGGAATTCAAAAGTATCATGTTGAGTGGAATCAAACCGGAAAAGTTGCCAGACGTGGATATCGTTGGAGATACCAGCGGGACTTCATTGTCTATGATAATTCAATTTGATACTCAAGAAGACTTTGATGAGTTCCGAGCTATTGCCGGCATAACATTAAAACACCAGCGCGTCATTAGATATGAGCAATTCAAAAAGTGCTATACTCCGTCCGAGCCTTTAGATGAATGTGATCGAATCCAAATCAACACTCACAATGCTCCACAAACAAGAAAGATGAGGGTGCCTCGATGAGAACACCAAAAGTGCAGCATAAAATACCAAAAATTGTTCATCATATATGGACAAGTGGAGATCCTTACGCATCGATATGGCATGAATACCGCACATCATGGATGCGTTGCAATCCAGACTATACGTTTATGTTTTGGGATATTGACGCAATAATGTCAAAACTGCATTTGTTTAAGGAAAGCAGTAGATTATTACTGAAGTCAGACTTGTTTTGGGAAGTAAAGTTTGACGTAGCAACATGGGACATTCTTTATCTATACGGAGGTATTAAGGCAGATCACGACACCATATGCCAAAAAAGTTTCGACGATTTGCTTAACTGTTCCAGTTTTGTTGCAGAAGGATATGATGAGTGTGAAGTTGGTATCTCGATTGTCGGAATGTCGCAACAAAATCCTTTGGCTATTGAGATAGGTGAAGAGGTAAATAAGCAGATCAATATTGGCATGAAAAGCAACTTTGACAAGAAGTTCTATTATTATACCGATATATATCCTGTGCCTGTTTTTAAGAAATGTGAACGGCATCTTCCTCGAGAATTTTTCTATCCTTATCCATGGAAAGCCCGTAAAGTTGGTGCAATAACAAAATACCCAGACGCATATGCTGTTCACACATGGGGAGCTTTTGACTTACATAAGAACGGATGGGAAGGATTCGTAAAAGAAGCAAGAAAGGATGAAAAATATGAAAAAGCTACGCAACAAGCAAGAGATTATCATAGCAAAACTTATAGACGAATTGAAATATAATGTTTATTGCAGAGTTGGTGTATCAACCGTTAATGGTGCTGGTGTTGGTTTAATTGCTATTCGAGACATTCCAAAAGGAGTATATCCGTTGCGTGTGCTTGGTTCACGAAGCGGATGCAGTAGTACCGTTAAGATTCATTACGATGATATTTACTCAAACAGTGGCATTCCAAAAAGTGTACTAAAATTAGTAAATGACTTTATGAACTGCGACGAAAATCGTATGGTTGATTTTTCTATCATGGGAATTAACCAAATATATCTTGAGTATTTTCTTAATCATTCATCAAACCCAAATGTTGCTTTTTTCAATGGTGAAGTAAAAACTATACGTAAAATAAAAACAGGGCAAGAACTGTTTGTCGATTATGGTACATGTTTCAAAAATGATTTTTACCGAAAGTAAGGAATTAACATTATGACAGGAGTTATTCATTTTACACCATGCGTAAGAACAACTTTGGCGTCTGCAAAAATTGCGCTTTTTATACGTGATGCAACGAAAGCAACATTGATAGAAAACAAAATGTCGGACTTTACCCAGTGCTATGACATTCTGTTTGTAGTGAATAGTCCATTCGGTTTTTGCGAATTCAGAGATGGTGCTGTTCAACTATCAAAAAATGCCAAAAAAGTTATATGGGTTCAGAATGATTATGCAATCGAAATACCATCAAAGTTAAAACCTTATATAAAAGAGGTCTGGAGTAGTGTTCAAACCAATGATTACAAATACATCAATTGGAACATGCTAACATACAATCCTGAAGGATACGTAAGCAGTGTAAAAAAATTAAATGGATTATGCTACTGGGGTGCATTCAGAAAAGATAGAGTGATGGATTTCAAAAAATACTTTACCCCATCATTGTACCCAGTTCACGTCAGTACGTCAGTGAACAATCGCCTGAATTTTTTAAGCATTGATAAAAACATTCATGTATATCCACCTTTATCTGCTGGACAGTTTTCGCTGTTTGGTGCTACAGTCTATATTGAAGATCTAAAGTCACATACGACTTTCTGCTCTCTTGCTAATCGTTTTTATGAGGCCTTGTCACACAAAATGTTTATTATGGTAGATAAAAGATGTATTGGTACTTTTCAAAAGTCAGGGCTTGATTTGCCTGCTGAATACGTTGTTGATTCGAGCAGAGACATCAAAGCACTATTTGATCATTGTGATATTGAATCTGCTGTGCTTTGGCAACAAAAGCATTGGGTGCGTGATTATAACATCGAATTGATAAACGCATTTAATACAATGTATAAAGGAATATTATAATGGAGAAACCGCATAATATTTCTATTGAACTAGTAAGAGGATGCAATCTCGCTTGCAGCTTTTGTGCAATACATTCATTACCAAAGGAACGAAAGTATATGACCGAATCTACTTTGATGTCTGTTCTGAACGGTGCTGTTCCTTGGACTCCGTTACGAATAGAACTGTGCGGCAGAGGAGAGTGCACACTTCATCCTGACATAATTTCAATGACACGCTTGATTCATTCAGTTATGGTCGGATCGCAGATCAACTTAATTACTAACGGTATCCTTTTTTCGAGAGAAATGGCTATTGAAATGTTCAAAGCTGGGCTAAACTGTGCTATAGTTGATTGCTACGGAAACACGTTTGAAAATTTTAAGAAAAGACTGGATGGCGTTGCTCCTATTATTGTATATGGCGATAACGATTTCTCTCCGTTCAACCGACGCTTTGCAAATAAGAAAGTCATATTTCTGGTGCGCGATATAAAAAAGCATGAAGGTGAACTGCGCACCAGAGAAATACATAACTGGGCAGGTAATGTACCAACATTCAACCAAGAGTCGTTCACTCCGCTGCATAAAGTATGTGTCGATCCGTTTAGGTTCATTACAATTCTATATGATGGTTCATTTATTCCATGCTGCCGTGACTGGGGTGAAGAATATGTTATATGCAATGTGAATTCAACTGATTTATACGATGCTTGGTATAACAATGCAAAACTGATCGCCTTACGAAAACATTTAATAAAAGGACGCAGAGATTTAAGTCCATGCAATAAATGTGACTGGCATGGCGGATTCAGAAAAGGCTTAATCAACGTAAACAAGGAGTATTTATGAGCACAGCTTGGGCTGTTGACCAAGGAATAAAAGAAGATACTAGTGCACGCAACACCAAACAGGCGTCAAAAATTCTAAATATTCCGTTTGTGCACAATAAATATGAACTAGAGATTGCGCGCGAAACTAGCAAATCTCTTTATCCTCATACAGTTTTTGTTGGATATGTAGGTGCCATGCTGTTCAGCCCATGGTGTAAAGAATTGAATAATGTTCTACGTAATGCAAAAAGAATAATTCATTTTCGAGATGAATGGAGAGACGAAAAATACATTACAGCAGTCAACAGATACTTGAAGCTAAGTTCTGGTGAAGTATGGACAAGTATTAGGTATATGGTAAATGAAAAGCAATCTATATTTTTTCTGAACCTAAACAAATCTGGATACGATCCTGCTTACAATAGAAAGTGGAATCCTCAAAAAAAATATTATGGCCTGTTTTATTGGGGGTCTCCACGTAAGGATCGGATCTCAACTTTTAAAAGATTACTTGACCCATCAAAATTTGATGTTTATATCGCCGAAGCCAAACACGTTTTGCTTGAATGGCAAAAGTTGTTTCCCGAGGTGCATTTGATTCATTACGATGCACCATACGTATTCAATTGCTTTCAGATGACAATTTATGTAGAAGATGACTGGATGATTACTCACGACTGCAGTATTTCATGTCGTTTTTACGAAAGCCTTCGATGTGGGATACCCATACTGTTTGACAGCAGATCAATTCCAAATTTTGATCGAGCCGGCATAAAAATCCTTGATCACTGGGTGGTAGAAACAGCAGAAGATATTGCATCCAAACTGCCGCAGTCTCAGCAAATACACGATGAACAACAAAAACATTTTGCAAAATATGACTTCTATGGTGAGTTTGTTCGTGATTTTAAGACACTCTGCAAAAAGCGAGGTATAATATGATTTTGGTGCGAGTTGTTGAAGATTGTGACAGCATAGGTTTGTATAAGGTAGGAGGTGGATATTTAATTGATCCCAGCAATAGTATGTATTTTAATGACGAAGTCATGTATCTACTTTGGCTGAATACGTTAAATGGATCTTGGAGGTGCAAAGATGCATGCACAGAATGTTCGTTCGCAAAAAAATGTTTAATTTTTACCAATGCCGAACAATCGTATTACACAAACTTTGGACGTAAACTTAACCGGTACTTGCGAAAGCGTATAGTGAGACCTTCACATTAGCTGTTTAATGCCGTGATTTACGAAAGCTGGTTTTCAAACTCAAATACCGAGGTGATTATGCCAGTTAAATATGGATACTCTTCTCCGCGGTGGTCTGGTGAAATATTAGATTGTTCAATGCCTATGACTTTCGATCAGTACAGTCGATGCAGCTTCGACTGTCAATACTGTTTTTCTTATTTTCAAAGATCATTAAAGCAGTTCAATCCGTTATTTTCGGACGATGAGGATTATTTGTTAGAACCACCTGAAGCAGTGTGGCCGGAAAAGATGAGAAAGATTTTATACTGTGAATGTACAGAAAAATCAGATAAACAATTTGAGCAATATATTAAGTCACGAATTCCTATTCAGTGGGGAGGGTTATCAGACCCATTTGACATGTTTGAGAAAAAGTACGGAGTTGGGCTTGAAATCTTAAAATACTTTCACGAACTGAAATATCCGATATGCTTTTCTACAAAATCATGCTGGTGGGCTGATGATAAACGATACGTTTCAATGTTCAATCATGATCAATGGAATGTAAAAGTATCTATTATTAACATGAACAGCAAAAGTGCGCAAATTATGGAGCGCGGCGTACCTTCCCCAGCGGAACGGCTGGATTTAATAAAAAAGGTGTCTGAGTTCAACGCTGGGGGAGTTACATTACGATTGCGCCCATTCATCATAGGATTCAGCGATACTAATAATGAATACATTTCTTTAATCGAGCAGGCTGCAAAAAATGGTGCAAATGCTCTTTCGACCGAATTTTTGTGCATTGAAGGTCGTGTTCATGCAGGCTTAATGAAACGATACGAAGTAATGTCAGATGTGGTTGGTTTTGATATTCTTGATTTTTATCGCAGAAATTCTATTGTTGGTTCAGGATATATGCGTCTTAACTATAAACTAAAATCAAAATATATTTTTAAGATGCGTGAATTATGCCGTAAACTTCGCATTAGATTCTACGTTAGCGATGCTGACTTTAAGGAGTTAAGTTGCAATGGCTCTTGTTGCGGTCTTGGTAAAAATTGGAACTACAGTCGTGCCCAATTTACTGAAGTAATAGTGACTGCTAGAACACGATATGAAACATACTTGCGGCAGCATCCTGGAGACACATCTGGAGCAGAAAAGGCATCTCGTGTGACTTTTGATGAATTTTACTCAAATGCTAAGGATTTGTTTGGATTTTTATGGAGGCATGCACAGAATTTTAACACGTCCGGTGCAAAACGCAGAACACTATTTTATCGCATGTCGATGTATGATTATATAAGGTATATGTGGAATTCACCTAATCAAAAAAAGAGTCCTTATAAGTATTTTAGCGGTTCGTTAAAACCTGTTATGTCCGATTCAAAGGGTAATTTAGTTTATGTATATGTACCAAAACCAATAACTTACGACGCGGAAAGCTGAAAAGGGACATAAAAAACAACATAGTATAGATAGGTGTTATATCTAAGTACATAATAACGTTATGATAAGATTGAAAATTTCATATCATACTTAAATCTAAGATATATACCGTTTTACAAGTATGTTGTTTTCTATGTCGCTTTTATTTATCCATATTATATAGGAGGTTTTATGTTTCGACGGTATCTTGTCACTAGTCCATTAGACGAAGTAGTTGTTATGGTGCGCCACGACAACAAAGGAGGTCATACATACGTTGGCGGCAATGGTCGTTATCTTGATTTGATGAAAACCATTGTTGATTCATTGTTTCATCCTAAAGAAGTTGATGTACACTGGACTGCTGCAAACAAGGTAAAGGTGCACTTTTTGTCAAAGCCAGAAGAGTTTGACCGAGCTATTAAAGCCCTCGAAAAAAATTCGTTTATTTGCACTCCACTTGCAAAAATTGGACGGATTGCTCGATAATCAAGGAGGTCACATGTCCGATGAATTTGCATGCACCGACTGTGACGATGAAGGATATATTAAAATTGTAAACGATGATGGAGACGTAATTGGCGTTCAACGATGTGATTGCTATGACATTGACATTGAAAACGAAAAAGATAAGGAGGCAGAAGATGGTTAAGGAATATGCAGTTGTTTGCAAACGATCAGCGTTGGAGTTAAGCCGTTTTGTTAATGATTTAATGACAGTTGGTTGGAATCTTCAAGGAGGTATATGCGTATACCGCGACGAGATAGGAAATTTTTGGTTTTGTCAAGCAGTAGTTCGATTATCTGAAGCGGCTACTGTATCATAGTTTGTTGGTATTTATATCATAACTGGTTGCTGATAATATACAGAAAGATTATTATTCTTATGCAGCTTGTACACATTGAATCTATTATTGACGATGAGGCTCGTGAACTGATCGATACATTTCAAGACAAGTTACCATCTCATATTTCAAACGAACGATGTAAAGCCGTAATTATGTTTCAAAATAATTTGCATCATCGCATATCTGTTATGAAAAAATCACTTGAGTATGGAAGTCGTGAACACGTTAAATAATAGGAGACCTTACGACCACTTCATACAAATTCTTGTTCATAATAATTTTCATCGCTTTTTTGATCGACTTTCTGAACTTACTGTAATATTTATAATAAAAAACCAGAAAGGGGGCATTATGATCGACTCAAGCACTCTCTTGTATATAATCATTGTTGCCATTTTTATTATTGTCTTTCTAATCATGCGTGATGTTTTATGCTGGTATTTCAAGATATCATCTATTGTTAAAATTCTTAAAAGCATTGAAGCCTTGATTCGTAACGAAAGGAGAGTACAATGATTATTAGCAAGGCTGCGCTGCAATCAGTGCACTTATCCAAGCGAGATGCATCTATACCACAACTCGAAATGATTCACATAGATCCAGATGGTACTGTTGTAGCTGCGAGCCGCAACACAACCATAGCTATATCTCCTCCCCCAGCTGAAGCAACCAAAAATCTTCCGGTATCAGATACTGGTTCATGTGGTCATGTTAATATATTCAAAGACGATGCAGTAGAACTAATAAATGCCATAGGTACAGATCGCACATTCGGAGGCCGTCTTGAATATGCAGATGTTTCTGTATCAAACGGTCGATTGCGTTTTGAAGTGGTTGACGAAACGGGTCGCCATACCACAAAAGATGCCCCTAACCCAGGGAACGGCGTTTGGATAAACTGGATGGACTTAATACGCAATCACGGCAAGACAATAGGCAAATTCATACTTAACCGCGCTCGTTTGCACGCTTTATTGGATGTACTTGATCGTATTACCCCAGAGACCGGCGGCGAAACTCCTTTGTATCTTGAATTTACTGAAGACAACTACGTCATAATTCGTGCAAAAAACTATGTGACCGGCCAAAATGTGTTTGGCCTTATACTTTCATACGCCGGAGCAGAATTGGAGCAAAGCAAATGGGAAACGGAAATCCGCACTGGATCAAGAAACCAGAGCCAACATAACACTACCGCTCGCAGAACTCCGAGAAATGTTAGTTCTCCCGCTCGTAGAGAAAGGCGTATTCCATAAAATGTGGTCATATTTAGGCAGCAAAAAAAATCTAATACGGTATTACCCTAAACCAAAATACAAAACGATTATTGAGCCATTCGCCGGTAGTGCTCAATACGCTCTTCATTATTGGGATCACGATATTATTCTCATCGATAAGGACGAGAACGTCGTTCGGTTATGGAAATGGTTGCAGTCTTGTTCAAAAGACGATATTCTGTCTTTACCTGTACCTAATGCAGGTGATACGCTAGATAAGTTCACACTTTCGCCAGAAGAAAAATTGTTTATGGATCGTATGTCAAATATAGGAACTTCGTTTACGTATCAAGGAAACAAAGTATCACCATTTGCTGCGGATGGTTTTATTCAACGATTATTGCATACATCATCAATCTTGCAAAAAATTAGACACTGGAAAATTATATGTGGCAATTATTCCGACGCTCCAGATTATATTGCAACATGGTTTATTGACCCTCCTTACCAGTTTAACGGAGGGCATCGATACCGTTACGGAAACAAACTTATTGATTATGAAAAGTTAGGCGTTTGGTGCAAGCAACGAAAAGGCCAAATTATTGTGTGCGAAGGCCAAGACGCAACATGGCTTCCTTTCGTACCAATCAAGAAGACAAAAAGTACAACAGGCACACCTCTATTTGAAATGGCTTGGTACTGTCACAACAGATGTCCTTCAAGGCGTACTCCCAGAGTGTTTAACCAACCGATTTTATGTCCTTTTTAATTAAATGCTTGTCAACCAATACGGCTGTAATGTATAATTATTATATACTAACAGTCGAAAGGAGGCAAGTATGAAAAGAAAGCAAAACAAAGCAAAAGCAAAAGCACCACCAAACAGTCGAGAAGCCCGATTGCGAATGCCATCATTCAGGCAAAAGCGCAGTGATAGGTTACGATACCGTCCGTCATCCCCTATTCCTCATACGTATTCTCGTACTCCGCAAAAACTTGCTATCATTTGCAACGCCATTGCTAATAATGCTGGACGCATACGGGCAGTAGCTGCTGCTAAAATGGATTATTCTACGTTTATGGCCTGGATACGCGATGACCCTTCAGCTGCGGCTGCCGTAAGAAAAGCGGAAGAAATCGCTATGGGCCGAGGCAGGGATTACGCCATTTCATGCATTTTCAAAGCTATGCCAAAGCAATGGTGTTCCGCTGCTTGGTGGCTTGAACGCAAATTCTCCGATGAGTTTGGTAAAAAGGTTAATTTAGGAGATTCAGATGATCGAGAAGCACTCGCCGCAAGTTTACGCAAGGTTGCCGATGATCTTGCAAGGGCTGACTCCGCTTCAGCTAAAGTTAAAAAATGATACCCATAGATTCATTTTCGTGGCCGCTGGCCGGCGATCACGTAAAACTCTTATCGGGCTACGCAAGGTTCTAGACGCTGCTTTGCGAAATGCAGGACATCGTTATTTTTGTGCGGCGCCAACATGGAGTCAAGCCCAGAACATATTTTGGCAGAGATTGGAGTATGATACACGAAGGCTGCGACCAAAAGATGGAACTAAGGGACTGACAATTCGGCTATTAAATGGGTCAGAAATTTGCCTGTTTGGCTTGGATAAACCTGAACGTATTGAGGGCCAAATATGGCACGGTGGTTTAATTACCGAATATCCAAATGTAAGGCCAGATGCATGGAACGCTCATATTAGGCCTGTTCTATCCGATACAAACGGTTGGTGTATTAGAGAAGGTGTTCCGGAAGGGCGAAACTTTTACTATGAAGAATGCCTGTACGCTGCTGGTGGATCAATACCAATTACTAAACCATTTGAAGGCGCTTATGCTGAAAACCCAGACGATCCTGACGTTTGCTATTACTCATGGTTCTCGTCTGATGTGCTGCCGGCATCTGAAATTGAATCTGCTCGGCGACACATGCCGTCCAGGTTATTCAGGCAAGAGTACGAAGCAAGTTTTGAAGGAAACGAAGGTGTTGCGTATTATGGATTTGACAATTCCAGAAATGTTGATGATAATGCATGCCAGTATATAAAGGATGCTCCAATTTATGTTGGCATGGATTTTAATGTACATCCTATGTCTGCTGTACTTGCACACAGAACGGATGACGGATTCCATATATTTCGCGAGATTTTTTTGCCTAATTCAAACACGAAAGAAATGGTGCAGCACATTTGTGCGGCTTACCCCCAGTGTGGAGCGTTCAATGTCACGCCTTGTCAAAGTTCAAGTGCACGCCAAACATCACAAGATATTGGCGTCACGGATTTGCGCATCGTTCGAACTGAGTTTGCTGCGCACAAACGTGAAGTACACGTGTATAAACGAACACGAAACCCTCCTGTAGTTGATCGAATCAACTGTACCAATTCACTCCTGGAACACAAGCGACTGTTGATTCACAGTTCATGTGTTGAATTGAAAAAGGACTGGGGTTCACTTACATATAAACCAGGTACTCGAGATTTGGACTTGAAGGATAAAATGCGTGGACATATCAGTGCAGCCTGTGATTATTTGTGCGAGTATTGGTTTCCGATTCGGTTTGAGGATGTTGGTGAAACATCATTGAATTTAACACTTTAAGGAGTTTGTAATATGCCAAACCAAATTGTGATCCCTTTGAATAAAGAGCTACAGCTGAAACAAAGTAAATGGATTCGCATTCGTGATCTTATCAGCAATGATGAAACGGCGTTCATGTCTGCACCATTTTGCATTAGGCTTCCTGACGAAAGTCAGGCTGCGTACGATGAGCGCCGTAAGTATTTTCCGGCTAACATGATCAATCCTTCACAGGACTTGGTCAGCGCTCCTGGTGATACATTATTCAAAAATGGATACAAGGAGGATGTTGAAGAAAATTCCATAATGGCAACGTTTATGAGAAATTGCACCAGAAGCAACGACGCTATTCCATTCGGGCGGTATCTCAGAGATTATGTTTCTGTAGGACTGAGGGCATATGGTACGGTGTTCACGCTAATTGAAAAACCTGCTACCCCAGTGTCAAACCGAGCTCAAGAACGCAAGGAAGGTATGCCATTTTTGGTTAATCTACATCCGCTGGATGTTGTCAACTTTCAATATGTGGACGACAGGTTGGTATGGTTTGCTTACAAACGCAAGTATGGCGATACGTGGCTTGATCCAAGGGATAAAATTCCTGAAATAGAGGAAGTGACCGCTGTTTACACTGAACAAGACTATTTTCTTGTTGATAAAAATGGAAAAATAATATCGGATTCAGTATTCAACCACAGTTACGGATTTGTGCCAGTCGTAATACAGGCTTCATTTTTGGCTTCGCCTGATAACACAATAGGCGAATGGGCTTTCGACCAAACGTCTAATATGCTTATCACGGCTAATAACCTTAATCACATTGCCGTGTATGAGTTATTAAAGCATGGTAATGCACTGCTTTTAATGCATGAAGAATCCATAAATGCATCCAATATGTTCACCGACAAGGACGGACAAACCAAATTGAAAAAGCAATCCAAAGGGCGTGTACTAGCATGGTCTGGCGAGAAAGAACCTCACTATTTGGTTAAGCAGTTAGAGGTCGAGAGTGCGCGCACAATGGCAAGGGATTACTTCAATCACGCTGTTGAGAACGAACGTGATCTTAAAAGTGTTGCAAAGAAAGGCACAAACGGAGAGATGATACAGGAGAGTGGGTTTGCGAAACTGGTGGATCGCGAGCCACTTGAAGGCAACCTGTATTCACTTGCTGATGATTTAGAAATGTATTCAGCAAAGGTCATAAAATGTGTCCAGTCAATTCTTAAGGACAATAGCAAATGCTCAATAACATTCAGTCGCAAGTTTGATTTGCGTACATTCAAGCAGAAGCTGGAAGAAATAGACAGCATGATTAGCACAAGAATGGGTCAAGTATCGCCTACCGGCCTGACCATTGCGTTTAAGTCCCTTACCCCAGAGATAACGACTAATCCAGACGAGCAGGCGGCCATTCAAAGTGAGATGGAAGACAATGTGCCTATTGTGTTTGGGGAAATGTCTGCTATGCGCGACGAATTGCTTGGTGAAGGAAATCCAAGAATAAAGTTGATGAGACTGAAACAGTCACTGCAACGCGCTATCGCAGAAGACAATTCGGAAGAGGCCGATTCGATACGCAAACAAATAGCCGAAATCGAAGCACAGATTGCGTCTCAGGAAGGGGGTGATTAAAATGATCAACGAATGCAATTCTGGAAAGAAGCGTCCAAAGTAAGGTGTATATGTTCAAACGGTTTATATACTGGGGGTGTGTCGTGAATATTGCTTTTTATGCGCTGCAATCAGGACTAAACAATAATGGTGGAACAAATACCATAGTTGGTACTGTGAAAGCGTTGCGAGCGTTGGGGCACAATGCCTTTATTATTTCCATCGTCGACAATTACACGATGGAAGACCATCCCCAGTGTATATCCGTTCCTGCACCGGCAGATGTTGTGGTCGGTGTTTCTTATATGGACATCGAAAGAATGCACTGCGACTATCCTAACACGCCAAAGTGTTGGTGGATGCGGTTGTGGGATAGTGACAAAATTCAAGATGCCGAAATACATGCTTTGGCAAACGCTCAGCCTGTTATTACAAATGCTCATTGGATAAGGCAACGTCTTTTACAGGTGGGTTGCCATGCAGTCTTGTTGAGACAAGGTATCGACGATGAGTTTTGGGTCCCTGATGCCAGTAAGCGTAACGGACACGTTATAGGTACGTGCTTTCGTCCAGAACCACGTAAGCGGTACTATGACTTTGCGTTGCTGAAAGATTATATGTCAAAAAATGACGGATTGAAGTTTGATTCTGTTATTGGGCTTGATAAAGTTAGGCTACGAGATTGGTATCAGAGTATTGAGTTTTATATATCGCCTTCAAGAATGGAAGGATGCCCAAATGCTGTTATTGAGGCCGCATTATGCGGTTGCAAAATAATTGCAAGACGAAATCCGGAAGCTGGTGTGATAGAATTGCTATCAGAAAAGCAGGCATACCTGTACGATGATATTGCGGAAGTTCCAAAAATGCTTCAGTACGAGATAGACAATACTGGTGTACGTGAGCGTCTTATTAGTTTATGTGGGACGAAAACAAACTGCGCCTTGAAGATGCTTAGTTTTTTACAAGAAGTGATTAACACTTATGACGAAATTTGAAGACGATATGAACATTGTTTTGTCCTGCTATTTTACAAGCAAGCCAGATCCACAGCGCGGTATATTTGTTCGGCGTGATCACTGGGATTATATGGATGTTTGGGCTAAGTCTTTAGTACGAACCAATATGCATGGTGTTGTGTTGACAGACTGTTCTGAAAAATTTATACGGAAACATCAAACAAGCCATTTGCAATTTGTTCAGACTAGGCTGATGTTGCCAGAACAGTATTCAGTAAATGACGAACGGTTTTTCCTTTTTTTGAAATACCTTGAAGCCTCAAACGCTGATAGAGTGTTTATATCGGACATATCGGATGTGGAGTTTAAGCAAAATATACTGAATCTTATGTCGACACCTTGTGTAATTTACGCTGGCACTAATGACGCATGGAACAACAAGCCAATACAGTTTAGACGCTTACGAAGGCTGATTGGAGACGACCAAGCAGAACGAATGCGAAATCTTCCTATATATTGTCCTGGGTGTTTTGGTGGTTCACGTCTTCAAGTGTTAAACCTTGTTAAACGCACAATTTATTCCATTCAGTATGGCGTCAGAATTGGTATGTATAACACAAATCTTGCGGCGTTTAATTTTGCAATTGAAGCTTTGAATTTTTCTATTGAAACGGGAAACGTGTACTTCAGTGAGTTTAAAAAATACCAGTACGATACGTCAGCTGCTGTGAGGCACAAATGAATTATGTTTATATCATTACTGATTTCAAAATGGAATCACTTGCAGATAAGTTGGTGGCATCACCAAATCTGCGCAATTGTCGATGTTATGTTGACATTTATACTGGCGATATCGGAAAAATCAACACTGTTAAAATGAAGACGCTTTGCGATTTTATGAGCAGAGTTCCAGATGGAAATAATGTATTGAAACTGGACGTCGATATTATTCTTAATTCCAATCCTTTTGGCTTGTTTGAAGAAGATGTTTCCTCTGACGTTATATTAGTCAAGCGTCAATACAAATGCCGATATAAAGTGAACTCTGGGGTAGTTGGGTTTCGGGCAAATAAGCGAAGTCGCGATTTTCTGCTTTGGTTCTGCAAGCAACTAGAATCAAAATCTTGGACACGGTACTCAGATTTTCAGATGACATATGGGCGCGGAACTAAATTACATTGGCTTGATGAGCAAGACCTGTTCTGTGTGTGTGCGGAGAGTACTCCAGCGGTAAGGCAGACCCAGTTTGATGCAACAATAGGATTGGTACGCCCTAAATGGAACTGGACATGTCAGTTCGACAATCCAGAAAGTCCTAATCATGCCGTGTGTGTTAAAAACATGCTGGAAAAGATCGGGGACTCATCATATCCAGTTTTACATTTTAAAGGTGGGCTTAAAAAATACATTCCTGGTGCAGAAAATATGCATTTTGTTGAAAGGAGCAAGGCATGACACCAGAAGTCATTTATGCCATATATGGTGACGAGCCAATACCATATTTGCGTGCGTCTATGCGGGCATTACGTCGTCATGTGTTTCCAGTAAGGTGCGTTTTGTATACCAATAAGCAAGTTGAGTTAAAAGGATTTGATGCAGTTGAGATTTATAATATTGATTGCAACATGCTGAACGTTCCAAAATCTTCTATAACTGACATGATTAGATTTCAAGCATTGTTGAAAAGTACATCAGATCTAACTTGTTATTTGGATAATGATATATATGTTGTGAGCAAATATTTCATCAAAGGATTTGAGCTCGCTAAAAGATTTGGTATGTGTATGGCAATGAATCCTCGGTTGGTTATTATGTCCCCACACGGTAATGGTGATGTTGATTTGGGATGGAAGTACAGCAACAAAGCAGACGATGTGATGATACAGCGTGATATGCGAATAATAGGAGACACACCAATGATGTGGACTTCAGTCAACAACGGCGTGATATTTTTCAATACAAAGCACAAGCAAGCACGCAGATTTGTTGAATTGGTTCTGGAAGAACTGGCAAAAGGATTCTCGCGAGGTCAGACTGCTACTGTGCGCGCCATCTTGCGCTCTGATTGGCATCCGTATGTGCTGACGCCGCATTGGTGTGCAGATAATCCAATGCAAAGTATGTTGGCTATGCATGTTGGCGGGAAGTATCATGTTCATATGCTTGAGCATTATAATCAATATTTTAGAGCTTGACATAGATTTTTTGTATGAAAAAGAAAGTGCTGATAGTAATTGCGCATCCTGATGATGAAGTGATATTCTTTTGGTGGGCTTTACAGAATTTGGAATGGGAGTGCTCAGTTTTATGCTGTTCGTCAGATGCTTATAATCCTTTACGAAAAAAGTGGGCACATCGTAAGAATGGACTTATACAGTTGTGCACTCATTTAGGCATACAATATAAGTGCCTTGATTATGGCAGCCATTTTTACGAACTATCGGGACGTGATGGCAGTTTGGCTGCATTTGGTCACGACGTAATAGATAACATTAAGCGATTTGATTTTGATACCATATCAACACATAATCGTTGGGGTGAATATGGTAACATGGATCATGTTCTAATCAACTATATCATATCATGTGAGTTCAAAACTATGATGGTTAGTGACATATTTATTCCAAGTGAATGGAGTCCACATACTTCAATAACAGGGTGTGCATTTGTTGAAGGTACAATGGAGTTCAGAAACAATCTTGAGTTATATTCAAGATGGAAGAGTTTCTATGCGGATATTCGTTGTTGGACATGGAACAAAGAGCCTGTTATATCATGTCGTGTAAAGAGTTTTCTTGCATGAAAACAAGTATGGACGTGACGATAGTCGCAACATTGCGGCCTGATATTATTAGGCAAACAATGGAAAGCATGTCACAGATGATATGCACACGCACGTTTTACTTGAGATCTATTGTCAATGTTGATTTGATCGGTGATGATTGCTCTCCCTACGATGTTCTTAATGAAGTTGAAAAAATAATACCTATTCATAAATACAACATTGCAGACAAGCCATCTTTCGCACGCGCAGTACGCTGGGTGTGGCGAAATTCCACATCTCAGTATGTTTTGCACGTTGAAGATGATTGGAAATTTCAGCGTAAGATTGATTTGGATTGGTGTGCTAAACAAATGGAAAAAGGCGATGCTGATTACATCAGGTTTGCAAAACGCATGCGGCCTGTTGATAATGAAAAACGACACCCTTCACTTTTGCCTAGTTTGTGGGTGGGAGTGATTGTACGTAGTTTATCAGAGATTATGGTCGACAATAAAGACCCTGAAAAGCAACTACGATATGGGCTTGGCAACGAAATGATCGATTTGCTTTTACCAAAACAAATTGTAGACTATCCTGGTGGAATATGTGTGTCTGATATTGGCCGTGAATGGCGCAACAGGCGCAACTTGGTTAAATGGAACAAGGAAATGGATTCTGGTGAAGACCTTACATTTAACGGAGAGGTGACATGGCGACGTGGTTGATGCTTAGAGGTTTTGCAGAAAACGATTGGAATCCAAAGCACATGCTGAAATATGATATGTGGACTGTGTTATGGAAAGCCGTGACCAAAAAAGCTGGTGTGAACGGTATCGTAGCATGCATTGATAAAAGACAAGAGTGCCCTCCAGCACCCAGCGGATATGTTGACGATGGCTTTGTTGTTATATGTACCAAGGATATTGACTCTTTAGCTAGCAGTGCCAGTGTAATATTTCATCGTGGCGGGTTCAAGGAGTTTCATGATATTGTTTACCGTCATAACAAACCAGCCATATATTACGGAGCAGGCAAGAGACGCGAAGCCTCACATGAATTGTACAAACTTGTACTGAACGATAAAATGTGGGTGAAACCAGCAGTTGATTCTGACGACATGTTTGTGCCGATGAGCATTGCTAAATCATTTGATGTATGCTATATAGCAAATCATGCACAACGTGAGATTAAAAGCATTGATTGGGTGTACAAAACTGCACCTGAACATTTGCGCGTGTTGCATATTGGTAGAGGGTGTTATAATGTTGGATCACATCCGAAAAATGTCACCGTGATCGAGTCAGATCGAGAGCATATGCCGTACTGGATCAATAATTGTTTGATAGGAATTGTGCCATATTGGAGTGGTGTTGATAGTGCTCCCAGAGTTGTATCCGAAATGCAAGCGTGTGGACTTTATTTAGTGGTAGCCGATACTGTTCATTTTAGCGGTAAGGTTTATGGAGTAATTTCGGACAAGGAAAAATTCTGGAATAAAGTAGAATCATCGCTTATAAGGGACGATGTTAAAAACGGAACTATATTTTCAAATGTTCGTTATTGGTATGAGCGTAATTCTTCGATGTCAAAGGCTGCATTTACTTTATTAGACCTTATTCAAAGGAGCGTATGTGAACTTGATGGTTGAACCCTTCTTTGGAGAGTTTGGATGGCAGCTGATGCGGTGGCAAGGATATGTCCGTTCTGAAGCAAAAAAGTATAAAAAAGTCGTGGTTTGCTGTGAAACTGGGTATGAATACCTGTATCAAGATATAACTAGTGAAATATGGCATTACGATAAGCCAAAAGGAATGGTTCGAGATATGTGCCGTGGTTTATTTAAAGATAGAGAAGTTTCCCTATGCGATGGTTGGGGAATATCAGACCCAAAACCAACCATACATAACTCAAACATATTATGTCCAGGAAAGTGGTTATCAAACCCATACTGCGAATTAACACAAGAGTTTATCAGGTTTGGAAGAAGCGTTCAAAGACTTAATATAGTGCTTTTCCACGCAAGAAATGCACAATATTCTTACCGTAATTGGCCTTTGAGCAAATGGATTGAATTAAATAATAAGATAAATGTTGAAACAGCCAGTGTGGGTACACGCACTGAATCATTGTATATACCTGGAACTACTGACTTACGTGGTATTCCTTTGAACCAGCTTGCTGATCTGATGCGCAAGTCGGCAGTTTTGGTAACTCCAAGTTCAGGCATTGCACACTTTGCGTCGCTGTGCGAACTTCCACACGTAGTATGGTCGGATTCCAGACGGTGGGCTATGGGACTAACTAATGAATATCGTTATAAGGTTGCATGGAATCCGTTTCATACTCATTGCACTTTTATTACCCATGAACAATGGCAACCAGATGTAGAATCGGTGTATCAGGCTATATGTCAATACCTATCATAATGACCACGTATAACAGGCCGCATTATTTTAAGGCAACCATAAAGTCGCTTGAATCTTGTGGAGACGACGTATCACGCTTGCATATATTTGATGATTGTAGTACGATACTTTACCCCAGTGTAATGTACCCAATATATCGAAATGAGTCTAATGTTGGAGTCTTTCGAAACGCTGTCAAAGGCATCACATTTGGGTTTGATGAGTATAAAGATATCGATAGATTATTATATATTCAGGACGATGTTGAACTATCTTTTAAATGCATTACAATAGGAAACAATACAGCTGATTTAATTGTTAAAGATGGGTACAAGTTAGGTGTGCTTTCACTGTTTCATCGATCAAAAAAGGCACATGACACTCCATATATTGTTATGCGAGTAGGACACCCTGGAGCTGTATGCTGGATTGTTACGCGTGAGTTTTGGAATGCGTTTTTGAATAGTTACACGGATACTATGATCGAAATCGCACCAAACGATGCCAGAAAGAGGCATTTTGTCCGTGATCTATGTGACTATAAAATATGCCGTGCCGCACAAATATTGGGATTTACGGTAGCATACACTCGATTTTCTCTTGTTCAGCACATAGGAGATGTTAGCAGCATAACAGGAAACGATATGTCTTTCTGCCGTTCAACCCAATACGTTGGAGACTTAAAATGAACAAGCGTGAAGAGCATTACATGAAATTGTTGGAACAGGAATTGGCTGAGCAGCAAGCGTTGGAATTTAGATTAAAATCAGATCGTAGTGCTTTCAGTAAAACAATACGAAAATTTATGAAAAAGAAATCCTTATACGATGATCCTGAAAATATAGATGCACTGATGAAAGAACTGAAGGAAGAATTATCAGTTTATCTTGAAGACGCTCATATACGTGGGCGATTAATGGGCAAGGATAAACTTAACCAATTTCTTGAAAGTTCTGAGCGATGGGAAAGAAGCAAACGGCAGATGAAACAGATTGAACGGTTAAGTGATAAACAGGCATCTAAACGTTTGAAGCTGGCTTTTGATGAATTGCAGCGTGAAGGAGATTTGTTAAAAACTGATATAGAGTTATTCAAGCGAAACGCTGAAATAGCTGGATTCTCTAAAAAAGAGATTTTGAAACAATTACAGGCCGCTGGGGAAGATGCTGCTGGACTTGCAGCTGGATTTGAAAAACGAGCAAAAAGTGTGGCCACGGCTGCTCTCAGAAGAGAACAGTCACAATCTCAGTTAGATGCATTTCGTGAAGAGTATCCGGATGACACAGAATATGAGTGGATTACAGTTTCAACAAAGCCGTGCCCTGACTGCCAAGCTCGCGCTGGAGCTGTGCTTACTTTGAAAGAGTGGATGGAATTAGGTATTCCTGGCAGCGGAAGAACAATTTGTAAGCAGTTTTGTATGTGTTTGCTGATGCCAAAAGTGGTAGCAGATGAAATGTTTCCGACAGTTAAGGAGTTTATATGGAACTCAAAAACGACAGTTCTTACTACTGCAGAAGAAGCAAAGATTCTGAGAAATGCTTAAATAGTATGCCATACGTGCATAACCTACTAATTTTGAACAATGTGCTAACAACTGATATAGTTGGAGTGACTGGTATAATGCCATACTGTATGATCAGAACACGTGAAATAGCTATTGTAAAAACAACATAAAAAAAACAGGTAAATTGTTTGTCTTTGCCTTTCTTCGAAATTATAATATAAACATACAAGGGGTTAAAAGTGCTTACGATAGAAGATAAACTTCAGCGCGTTGCAATCATCAACAAAAATGACCTTGAGCGTGTTAAGCGCGGATTTACGGGACATGTGACTATACACTGGGTAGATGGTTGCCCACGGGAAGAAGAAATCTTTGTGCGTAAGCATATAACTCCGTTTTCAAAGTGTCCGAGTTCTAATAACGACAACATTGCAACAAGGTCAGGCTAAGGGAATTGACTGGTTTTGGTGCATTGTTGTGGTGATAGAGCAATAAAGTAAGTTTGCTCGTAACCCCACAAAGGAGCGTGGCGTATGCCGATGGAAGCTAAGGTTCACAGTCTGTTAAAGGAAAAACTAGCTGACACGAAGGTTGCAATTGACGGCACTGAAGTTTCACTTGTCGAAGCTATTGTAGGATGGTACGACAAACATGAAGCTGCCGTCCAGATTCAAAACGCTAACAAAGACCTCACTTCCCAGCGTGAGCACCTTGAAAAAGAAATCAAGAAGCTCAAGAGCGAATTGAAAACAAGTGAGGAAGAGATTGAACGGTACAGAAAAAGCCAGCTGACGGATGAAGACAAAGCCAAATTTGCAGAGTGGAAAAAGAAAGGTATGACTCCGGAAATTGAGGCTCTTGTCAACTCGTTGAACGCCAAACTTGATGAGCAAGGAAAAAAAATAGCTGAACTTGAAAAAGCTAAGGCTGATAACGAAGCCGCCGTGGCTCAGGCAAAAAGAGAAAAAATGGAATCCGATTTGAGAACCGATATCACAAACGCTTTAGCCGGACAGAAGATAACGGGAAACAATGCCAAACTGGCGCTTAATACCATCTTGGCAGAAAAGCTCGTTACTTTCAATGACAAAGGAGAGCGTGTACTAACGGTTTACAAAGACGGAAAGCCGTTCAAAGTTGACAGTCTGGAAGCATTAGCAAAAGAATTTGCAACTCAGCATGAAAACCTTGTTGATTCCTCGGGGAACAGAGGACATAATACACCACCTCCACCAAATAATCAAACATCTTCGTATCGAAGGTATGGGAATGATCAAGGGCTGGCTGCTTTGCGTAATGAAGCTCTTGATATGCTTGATATGCCTTCGAGGCGATAAGGTACAAGGAGAAATCAATTATGGCAGCACTTTCATTACTTGAGTCCGCAAAAACGATGCCTGCTGGGCCTGAACGCGGCATCATCCAAACGTATGCTTCGTCGTATCATCCTCTTTCTGTAATGCCTATTCAAGATGCACCTACAGGTGTTTCCGCATGGAGCGTTGAAGATCAGTTGCCTCACACCAGTGGTGGGTTTCGCAATGTGAATGGGTCGTGGACATCAACTGTTTCGCAGATCACTCCGTATTCTGAAACGGCAAAGATCGCTGGTGGTCGGGTGCAGGTTGATCGTTTCATTGAAACTACTAATCCGACTCGTGTTGCAGCTGAAAAGGCAGCACAGATTAAAGCAATGGCTTTACTTTGGACAAAAGGCATGTTCCAAGGGCAAGGGGGAACGTACCTGAAAGGTATTGATTATTGGATCGACAATGTTCCTGCGTATGCTAGTCAAAATGTTGACGCTGGGACGGCATCAGCTGGTGCTTTGCTTCAAACCGATCATTTGGACAAATTGCTCAACAAAGTAAATGCCATTCCTGGCAGTACATTTATTTATATGTTTGATCAAGTTGGGCTTCGTGCAAGGAAACTGGCGCGTGGGTCGTTGGTTGGCACTTCTGGGACTGATGCATTTTATAACATTCAGTTCTCTCCGGAACAGTGGGGATACTTTGCAGGTCGGTATGACGATTATCCGATTATCGTGCTAAAAGATGGTAAAGGCAAAGATATTCTCGATCCCATATCAGGGTCAGATGATTCATCCTGTTCGGTATATGCCGTTACGTATGGTGTGGATCAATTTTCTGGTTTTCAGGTCAAGCCACCAACCGTTATTCCTCTAACGCAGGCCGATGTATATAACTACTTTGACCTGGAATGGTATGCCTGGTGTGCACCACTTGCGATTCGAAGCATTGCACGCCTCAGGTATGTCGAGAATGCAACAGCATAAAGGAGTTTGACCAATGAACAAGCGCTCGGAGTCCCCCGCACCAAAACCTATTTCATTAAATGTACATAATGAAAATGATGTTTCTGGGGTGTTGTTACGTCAGTTTGAAGATCGTATAGATATTCTGGAAAAGCGTGTGTCTGCTTTAGAGAAAGTAAAAACTCAGGCAACACAAAGCCTTCCCCAGAGTAAAGATAATCCGATGAGTCGTGAGATGACGGTTGATGATTACATGGCCGGTGCAAAAGCTGCAGCTCCAAAGCGCTTTGTTGGGCAAGTTCCGTTTGCGGAAGATGGAAGAATCGTTGACCCTGCGTGGAGTTACAACGAAAAACTCCGTCAGTATGAACGTCGTGATCTTGGTTCACCAAACCGTGAAATTGTTGAAATTGTAAAAGCATAAGCAAAGGAGATTATTCATGTCATGGCAGGCAAAACAGCAGATTCCGTGGCCGATTGGCGGTCAGTCCTTGGCAAGTGGAGCGTCTGTGACTGGTGATGCCATCGTAGGCAGTCCTGTTGTAGTAGGAAAAGGTTTGATGGCAGTAGTTCTTACAGTAACCGGATATTCGGGTGGTTCGGGGTTTGACCTGATTAATTTGCGTATTCAAGCAAATAGTCGCGCGGCAGCTACAACGTGGTATGACATTGGTGAAGTTACTTTTGGTGACGCTACCGCAATTGGTGAAGCCAGAACATCCGCTGATGCTATTGTGATCCCTGTACTGAACGAGTCGGACTATCAAATTCGACTCTTCAGTTATATTCAGGGTAGTGCAACAGCGGCAACAGTGACCGCGGATGTATATCCGATTCCTACAAAAAACGGATAGTACCAAGCAGCGTTGTTCCGAGTAGCTGACAACAAAGCCTCGGTTCATACATCGTATGATGTATGTTCTGGGGCTTTTTTATTGATGGAGATTTATTATGAAGTATTACATTCGACCCGCTACGGCTGATGCTGATCTTGATCCAGTTCCATGCGGCCTTATAATTGGTGAAGCTGGAGTTGTTAGAATTGCATCGCAGGGCATGTGGGTGACCATACCCAGTGGTACGCTTCTTGTTGGTGTTCCGTATATGTTTTCTTTTACGCAACTTGATGGCAATAGAACAACAGCTGCAAACGTGTTTTTCCTTTACGAAATCGACAAATAAGAGTGCTAATGTATAGAAAGTATAGTGATTATGATTGAAGATGTTTTAACGTTTATTTTGAAATACGGCGGTACAGCAGGTGGTAGTGCAGTTATATGTTATGCAATAGCACGATGGCTGAAGAAGCAGACCATCAGCATTACAATAGGAAGTAGAAACAATGGTAATGGTAAGGTCGATAAAGCAACGATGCATTGGTTGTCTGGTGATGCTCTATCAAAGCATTGCCTTAACATGCATCAGCCAATATGGGACGAGGTAAACAAAAAGCACGATACAATAATGAATAAGTTAAGCGACATTGGTGAAATGGTTGCACGGGTTGACGAAAGGACAAAGCGGTGATATGGCGGATACTGATTTATATCGTAGTCCCCACAGTGACGTTATATGCGAACAATCCGCAGGCAATAGCGGCGGACAGCGTTGGGCTGATAGTGACGTTGAAGGAGAAGTATGGCGGATATTACACGGACACGGCGACGGTGGTAATGATTCGGGACGGAGCGATATGGTTGACGCACAAGAGTTTCCCGACGACGGTGTATTCGTTGACGAACTGGGCTGTGATTACAATCATGAGGCCGAATGGCCGAGGAGCGGGTACTGATGGACGCGATAGGGCTGTT